GGTTGGGGCGCGTCCCGGTGGCGCGGGCGTTGAATCGTGAGCGCGCGTCGGACGTGAACGGTCGCTCAGAGATTACCCGCAAGGTCGTGTATCTCACCAACGCGGCCATCCGCACCCTGACGGGCATGGAGATCAACCGCGAGTTCTACACGTCCCCGAAGTGGACGGCCCTAAATACTGATCCGGCCGTATTTGGCCTCTCTGAGACAAACTCCCCGGAAGAGAATCGCCGACAGGGCTGGAAGTCCACGTCGGGCACCATGAATGCGATTCCTCCGCAGGTGGACGAAGAGGGTAATCCAGTGGAACCGAAGTTGCATGAGTTCCGCCCCGCTCCACCGACGCCCTATATCGAGCAGATCAAGGCGTATAGCCAACTGTTGGCGGCCGAATCAGGCATCCCGGCACCATACCTGGGGTTTGTGACGGACAACCCTTCATCTGCTGATTCGATTCGCCAGCAGGAGTACCGGCTGGTGAAGCGAGCCGAGCGCAGGCAGACGAGTTTCGGTCTGGCGTGGCGCGAGGTGGCATATCTGGCGCTGCTGTTCCGTGATGGCGGGGTGGACCCTGATGTGTTTCGTGAGGTTGGGGTGAAGTGGCGTGACGCTTCGACTCCAACACGTGCTGCGGCCTCTGATGAGGTCATGAAGTACATCAGCGTTGGCGTGCTGCAGCCTGATTCGAAGGTCACGTGGGATCGGGCCGGTTTCTCGCAGCAGGAGCAGCAGGAGATGGAGCGCGATCAGCGTTCGGGTGCAGTGCTGTCGCTTGTGGACAAGCTGACCTCTACTTCTCCGGTTCGCGAGGTTCCGGCGCCGGAGGTTCCCGGTGGCGCTGGCGGTCAGTGAGTTCCAGCTTGTCCTAGTGCAGTTGGCGGCTGATCTCGGCATCAAGATTGGTCGACTACTGGCCAGTATGGAGCGGCTGGATAGGTCGGAATCGTTGGAGTTCATGACCACCGCGTATCCAGGGTTGGCGATGGCCTACCTGGCAGCGAGCAACGCCTTGTCTGTCGAGTTCTACAACGAACAACCAACCTTCTCGGATTACGTGGCTGAACCCATCGACCTCCTCCCAGAGGAGCGCCTGGCAGCGTCGGGACGGTGGGCGATGTTGCAGAACAACCCCACTCGGGCGTTGATAGGCAGTGCAGAGCGGGCTGTGATGGATCAGTCGCGCGGCACAATTCTGGAGAATGTCGAGGCGGAAGAGGGTGCGACGTGGGCGCGGCATGCGTCTGCGAACGCCTGCCCGTTCTGCCGCATGCTCAGTACGCGGCTCGATGTGTACCGGAGTGAAGAGACGGCATCATTCTTGGCGCACGATTCATGTCACTGCATTGCGGTGATGGTGCGTCCGGGCGATGAATATGAACCCCCGCCATATGTGGCGCAGTGGGAAGAGCAGTACATCCAAGCGCGCAAGGATGCCGGGTCTGGCGACCCGAAGGACATTCTGAGCGCTTGGAACCGCGCGCTGCGCAAATAGACCCCCCTGACCGAAACGGTCGGGAATGTCCCGAAACGGGAGCAAACACATGCCGGACGAAAACGGTTCCGAGACCGAAACGGTCGAAGAGGGCCAAGAGCAGGAACAGCAGGAACAGAAGCCCACCGAAACGGTCGACTTCTGGAAAGCGAAAGCCCGCGAGCAGGAGAAACGCGCCAAAGACAACGCGGCAGCCGCGAAACGGTTGGCCGAGTTGGAGGAAGCGCAAAAGACCGACGACCAGAAGCGTGAGGACCGCGTCAAAGCCGCCGAGGCTCAAGTCGCGTCCCTGCCGCAGAAGGTTTCCGAAGCTCTCCGCACGCACCTCGTGGCTATTCATCAGATCAGTGACGAGGACGCAGAACTGTTCCTCACTGCTACCGACCCGGATCTCCTACTCAAGCAGGTGGCCCGGTTGACGCAGCAGGCACCCTCCACGGGTCCGAAACCCAATCCGCAGCAGGGAAATCCATCCCAAGGGCGGGGCGGAACTCTCGACGCCGGCAAAGCGCTCTACGAATCCGGCAAGAGCAAGTAAACCGCAGGCAGTTCCGCCTGCACTAGCACTCTTGAAAGGAGTGACACCATGACCCAGTTGGGAATCCGCACTGAGTCTTTCGGTGCAGGCGATCTGTCGTGGCTACTGTCTCGCCGCGGCGCAGACGCACCCGCATCGGCAACCCTTGACCCCGACGACTGGACCGGCAAGACCAGCGATGGGCGCATCAAGTCGGGCGAGGCGTTCGCTCTCGTGTCGGACTTGGCCGTGCCCTACAACAGCGCCGGCTCCGACGGCTCCGAAGTCCTCGCCGGCTTCATCTTGACCGATCAGTCGGTCCGGTCCGGCGGCGGCAACGTGACCTTCCCGTACGTGTGGGAGGGCCGCATCAAACTGTCCAAGTTGCCGTCCACGGTTGCCGCTGATGCGACGACCACCGGCACGTTCGTTCTGGAGGCCTGACCATGGCACTGTGGACTGATCTCATCACCCCGGCCGAATTGACCGGGTATGCCCGTGCCGCTCAGGATGACATCGAGCGAGCGCAAGGCACTCTTGCCCGGTTCCTGCCGAACACCACCGTCCCGGATGTGGTGGTTCGTACCATCGTGGCCAGTGACGGCAGTGGGCAACTTGCTCAGTACCGAGCGTTCGACGCTGAGACTCCGCTGGGTTACGGCGGCACCGCGCAGCGCAAGACCTTCGAGCTGCTGCCTCTGGGCCTGAAGGAGCGGGTCTCGGAGTATGAACTGCTCCGTGGCCGCAGTGGGGTTCAGGAGCAGTTGATCCTGGGCGGCGTGCTGAAGGCGACCCGGCGGGTCGTCGAGGCCATCGTGAAGCGCTTGGAGGTGGCCCGCGGACAGGTGATCGACACCGGCTCGCTGACCATCAACGAGAACAAGGTCGTTCAGACCGTGTCGTTCGGGCGCCCTGGTGGCAACACTGTCACCGCCAGCGTCTTGTGGGACGCCGGTTCGGGCACCCCGAAGCCGATCGACGACCTGATCGCATGGTGCGACTACTACGCGTCCGTCAACGACGGCGCGCAGCCCGGTGCCCTGCTGGTGTCGCGCAAGGTGGTGGCCGTTCTCCAGCGCGTGGCCGAGATCCGCACCCTCGTTGCGACGATGGCCGGCACCCCGACCATCGTGTCGATCGACGCACTGAACTCGGTGCTGTCCGGGTATGGGCTGCCGCCGCTGGTCGTGTTCGACCGGAAGGTCAACGGCACGCGGGTCACCAACGAGAAGAAGGTGTACCTGCTGCCCGAGGTCGTCGACCCCAACTCGGGGGAGAACAACCTGGGTGCGACGTTCGTCGGCCCCACCCTGGAGGCGGATGATCCGCGGTACGGCATCGGCGCTGCCGATCAGCCGGGCGTCGCGGTGGGTGCGTGGAAGACCGATGATCCGATCGCGGCGTGGGTCCGGTCGAACGCGGTCGCGATGCCGATTCTGGTGAACCCGGTCGCTTCGATGGTTGCGACGGTGTTGACCTGATGAAAATTCGTGACGACCTCGAAGGGGTTGTTCACGTCCGCGTGCCGGGGGGTGTCGTCGTGCTTTCGGCCGGCGACGCCGTCCCGGACGGTGCGGAGGTGGGCGACCACCTGACGACGAAGTCCGCTCCCGCAGAGAAGGACAGTGACGATGACGCTGGCGTCAAGCCAAGACGTGGTCGACCGGCTCGGTCGGCTACTGACGACTGACGAGTCCAGCCGCGTCGAGGGGCTCCTAGCGGAGGCTTCGGCGCTCGTGGTGGGTTGGTTGGGGTTCGCGCCTGATCCTGTGCCAGACGGGGTGTCCATCGTGGCATCACGGATGGTGGCGCGCGCCCTGACCGCCTCCACGCCCACGCCCGGCCTCGAAGGGCAGTCTATGAACGCCCTGTCCTTCGGTGTGACTCAGCGGTTCAACGCTGACGCCTCTTCGGGTGGGGTGTGGCTGTCCCGTCAGGACAAGATCATGTTACGGCCCTTTGGGAATCGCAGCCGGGTCATGAATTTTCCGACAGTATGACGACCTTCCCGACTCCGTACACCGTGATTCACAAGGTGTTCAACGGGACTGGCGAGGACGATCTTGGTAACGATGCCGAGACGTGGTCGGACGGGGTGGAGGTCAGTGTGATCGCTATCCAGTCGGGCATGGTCGAGAACGTCAACGGTCACACGTCGCGCGTGGTTGCCGACGTAGACATGGCCGTGCCACCGGATCTGAGGGTGACTGTGCGGGACCGGTTCACGTTGCCGTACCCGTTCAACGATCCCGACGATGTCAACGACAAGCCGTATGAGGTCGTGGCACTGGAGGATGGGCTGGGCTTCCACGGTTGGCGGCCCGGTTACGTGGTCAAGCTGCGGAAGGTCACCGGCTGATGGCGCGCAACAGGATCAAGTTCCATAGCAAAGGTTGGGACGAGGTCGTGGAGCATGTCATCGACACCGAGGGCGTGCCGCGTATGCAGCGGGTTGCTGATGCGTCTAATGCCAATCTGGACCGGCCGGGCTACAAGGTGTCGACTGAGGGGGATAAGCGGCTACGGAAGCGCGATTATCGGGCGACGGTGATCACGGCGACTGAAGATGCGATGTACGACAACGCGAAGAATCAGACGTTGATTCGCAACTTCCCGGCGGCCGGCGGGGCGTGATGTACCCGTACATTGCGTCCATTCTGCAGCCCTACCTCAAGGCCCAACTCGGCGGAATCCGTGTGGCGACCGAGGTTCCGGCTACTCGCCCGGCGAAGCTCGTCACGCTGACGGTTTCCCCGGCTGGGTCGTCGGATAAGCCGGAGTATCTGTCGTGGCGGCGGGTGATCTTCCACTGCTGGGATGACACTTCGGAAGCCGATGCTGGCCGGCTCGCGGAGACGGTGCGCAGCGTCCTGCTCAATAGCAGGTACGAGGGCATCGGCATTCGCAAGGTGGTCATCGTCGGCGAGCCCGGACGGTATGACGACCCAGACGACGGGAAGCCCCGTTTTCAACTGACCGTGGATTTCATGCTGCGGGCCAGTGTTTAACCCTCACAACTGAATAACCTTTCCGGCCCCGGCTGCACCGTGCCTAGAAAGGGCATTAATCATGGCAGATAACACAAAGGTTCTTGCCCTTGAGCCCACCGCTTCCGGCGGTGTGTTCGTGGCACCGCTCGGCTCCGCCGCTCCGACCGATGCGCGAACCGCCCTGGACGCGGCGTTCGTCGACCTCGGTGGCGTCGGCGAGGACGGGGTCACCGAGCAGACCGACCGCAACATCGAGAAGAAGCGCAACTGGGGCGGCAAGGTCGTCAAGACCATGCAAACCGAGGTGTCCAAGATCTTCACATGGGTCTTCCTGGAGTCGACCAACGAGGACGTGCTTCGGGCCATCCACCACTCCAGCAACGTGTCCACCACGTCGGCGAACTCGTCCCACGGCAACATCATCCACGTCAAGCACAACGTGAAGCGCCCGCAGAAGCTCTCGTGGGTGTTCGACTCCTACGACTCCGAGCTCGACGCGATGTACCGGACCTATGTGCCGATCGGGCAGGTTCTCTCGACCGGCGACGTGAAGCGTGTGCACTCCGACACCATCGAGTACGAGGTCGAACTCGAAGCGTTCGAGGATTCCAGCGGCGACTTCTCGCATGACTGGCTGGACGATGGCCAGATCGTGGTCCCGGTTCCCCCGAACTGGACGTCGACCACTGCGTACGACGAGGGCGATTACGCCAAGCTGGTTTCCGGCAAGGAACTGCTGTGCGTCTCGGCCGGCACGTCGGGCGCCTCAGCACCGACCGCGCCCGGCCTGGGTGGCTACGTCACCGACGGCACGGTCATCTGGAAGCAGATTTCCGCCTAAGTACCCGCGGGAGGAGTTTCTCTCCACGCAGCCGGGGCCGCTCCTCCCGCGGCTCACAACCCGGCTGCGTGAACACCCCTAAAAGGTAAGGCTGCGAACAATGAGCGAATCACTCGTATTCAGTACTGAAGCGCCGAAGTTGTCCCTGGAGATCACGGTGGATGACAAGCCGGTGACGTTGAAGTTCAAGGACGTCAACCAAGTTCCGGCGCAGACCCTTTTCTACGGCGACGGTGAGGGATTCTTGGATTCCTCGACGATCATGGTGGAGACCTTGAAGTGGTCGCTCGATGCGGAGTCCTGGAAGATTCTGCTGAGTCTGCCGATGATTTCGTGGAAGAACATTCTGGGTGAGATGTCGCGTGCGTCGGACGCTGACTTGGGAAAATCCTCGGAGTCCTCGACGTCATCCGAGAGCACGGGCCGGCGCTCCAAGCGGACCTCATCGACCGCGGCCTCCGACTGAGGAACTGCCCCAGCCCTGACTTTGACTGGCGGGACTTGTCGATCATCGTTGAGCACTCAACGGTCGACTCCCACCTGTAT